GCTCCGCGGGTTGCGGAGGATGCGGACAGGGAGGGCCATGCCGTCGATGCGGTATTGCACGCCGCGGACGGTGCGCTGGTGCTTGTGGGCATACTCGGAGAGGGTGACCCATCCCTTGGGGGCCTTGAACTTTTCGAGGGCTTCAGCTGCGGCCTTGGCGGCGGCCCAAGACTTGAACCTGGGCGACAGGCGATAGATGAAGCGGCCTCGGCGGATGGTCTTCTGCTCGGCGTAGCCTGCCTTGACGATGCGGGCGAGCGGCAGGGAGACACCGGCCCGGGTGTTGTAGCCTAGGAGGCGGACGACCTCCGTGGTCTTGTGCCAGCCTTCGGGTGTGTCGTCGGCGTTGATCGCGGCGACGAGGGCGTGGGCGTCGAAGCGCTTCATCGGGCCTTCGGGGTGAAGACCTTGAGGTCAGTTGTCCAGACCCAGCGGGAGCCGACGCGGTGGACGAGCCAGACCTTCCAATCCTTGCCGTCGACCCAGCCGGCGGCGAAGCCTGAGCCCCAGCGGGAGGTGGCTAGGCGGTGCGACGCGTAGGCCATGGCGTCCTTCTGGCAGAGACAGCCAGCGGAGAACGCGGCGCCTCCTTCGGCCTTCGTCAGGTTGACCTGGGCAAGCGTGTGGGTGTGTCCGTGGATCAGAGCGCCGCCGCGGTCGGCGTAGTGCTTCCCCTGCTCGGCGGTGGCGTTCAGGCCGTGGGCGTAGCCGTGGATAAAGGCGACCTGACCTAGTCGGTAGACGCCCTTCTCGGCGTGGTAGGGCAGGATGGTCTTGGCTCCGCAGCTCTTCGCGGTGGTCTTGATGCGGGCCTCGAGGTCGGCGCAGTAGTCACGCACCAGGGCGGAGCCGGAGGTATGCTGGAGGGCTTGGGCGCGGTGCTCGTGGTTGCCCATCAGGTAGACAGTGGGCTTCGTGCGCTCGAGGAAGGCTTCACCGGCCTCGATGTCGGAGATGAGGGACTCGGCGCCTTCGGCATCCTGACCAGCCCCACGGCGCAGTGATCGGAAGTCAAAGCAGTCTCCTAGGTGGACGCGCACGGTCGGCTTGTAGTCCTTGATGAACTCGACGAGGGCCTCGACAGCGTTGTCGTCGGCCATGTCGCCGTGGTTATCGCCGAAGGCAACGAAGCGGGTCGGGGTGCTCATTGGTTAAGGTGGGGGATAGGCTGGCCGGCATCGTAAGCCGCGAGCATCTCGTCGCGGTGCTTGCGGGCGGTGTCGAGGTCTTTGCCCAGGTTGTGGATGATGTCCGTCTTACGCCGACGGATGCGCAGCCACCAGCAGGATCCGAGTTTCTGGAGGTGGTGGTTAGGGTTCTCCGTCTTGATGTAGGCTGGCTTGTCGTTTCGCCCGGTGCGGGTGTACTTCGGGCACGCGGCGAGGAACTCAAGGCGCTCGCGGGAGATGCCGATGCGCTTGCCCCAGGCGATGGTCTCGGGGTCTAGAGTCGCCATGTCTTCGCGATATAGCGACCCTCCTGCATGATGGTGTTCCGGGAGTTCGGGGCGAAGGTCAGCTCCAGGTCGAAGGAATGGCGCTCGCGGATCTCGGCGATGCTGTCGAGCTCCTCGGGGTTGGCGGGGCCGATGCCGGCGGTGGAGACGTAGATCGTGCGCACCTTCCAGCCTAGGTCGAGGAGCACGTCCTGGCAGACCTCCAGCTCGTTACTATATCGCCAGTCTGAGCAGACTACCGTCTCGGGGGCGAGTTGGTCGGGCGTCATCTGGATCGGGCAGAAGTTGGCGAGGTTCTTGGCGAAGATGTCCACGTCGATTGACCGGGCGAGACGGCCAGCGGCGACGAGGAAGTCGCGGTGCTGCACCTTGAAGGCCTCCTGATGAAAGTCCCCGGGCAAGTTGAGCGACATCAGGAAGTCGTTCGATGCGTCCTTCAGGTAGTCGGCGAAGTTCTGCTTACGGGAGGGTCGTGTCGACCATTCCAGGATGCCCGAGGCGAGTGTGTCCTTCCCGGCCCTTGCGAATCCAGCCACGAGCACGAGAGTCGGCGCGGCCATAGAGGTCATTCGGCTGCGGGAGCCGTGCGCAGGGCTTTTGCGATACGTGAGGCCTTGCGCGTCTGTCGGGCGGAGATGCCGAGTTTACGGCGGACGCGACGAAGGCTAAGGTCGGGCGCTTTGATGAGCGCTTCGACCAGAGCCTGTCGGATCTTGGCGAGGTTGTGCATCAGAAGGGCGGATTCTCGGGCAGGGGCTCGGAGACGACCGGCTTCTGGCCTCCCTTGGGAAAGGTCAGTTTATACTTATACTGGGGCTTGCCGTTATACTCGCCGGACGGCGTGGCTTCGACTCCGACCAGGCACGTCTTGCCAAAGGCCGGCTCGCAGTAGGTCATGAACTCGGCAGGGGTCGCGTCGAGGCGCAGCTCTTCGGTGAACTTGCCGGAGAACTTGCCGACGAGCATGGCGAGGGGCTTGGCCCACTTCGACGAGTAGGACTTGCTCAGGCAGTTGCCCTGATCGTCGAGGAAGAAGAGGCGGCAGGAGACCGTGCCATCTTCCCAGACCTTGACCTTGTCGAAGGCGGGCTTGATGAGTTTCAGTTTATAGGTTCCTGCGGTCTCGATGGACTTCAGGGGTTTGCGGTCGTTATTGGGTTCCATGTTAGATGGAGTCGGAAACGGTGATGATGTTCTGCACTCGTCCAGGGGAGCAGAGTTTGAGCATGGCGAGAACCTGTTCGACAGTCTCACGAACGTAGTAAGCGGAGTTAGTACCGTCATAAATCATGGTGCATTTGTCCGTGCTGTTCTCGCAGACTCCAGTGATGGAATCGACGCGGACATAGCAGACGTCGTGATTGCCGTTATAGCGGGTGACTTTGATTAGGTTCATATGTGTTAGGCGAAGTTGATGGTCTGAGCGGTGGAGGTGGACTTGATGTCGATCACCTGGATGTCGTCGGGGTAGGCCGGCCAGACTCCGGAGGCGGTGCATTCCTTGTACAGGGTCAGCGCTTTCTCGAAGTCAGCGATTGCCCAGGACATGAGCTCAGGGCCGACCTCTGCCACTGCCGTGGCGAACGGGGGCTCTTTTTCCACAAATAAAAATCTGAAACCGAGGGGGCGGTGGCCTGTGGCCAGTTCGTAAACCAGACGATACCAATATGCCTGAAGGTTATATCGGTAATTGCGGATGCTCTTGAGCATGCCGGCGGGGGACGCGTCGTCGGTGGTCTTGATGTCCCAGAGGTAGTCGCCAGACACGCCGTCAATGGCGGCCTTGAGCGGGATGCCGTTGTAATCGACGTGGTACATGGCCTCGGTGACGCCGAAGGCGACCTTGTGATGCTTCAGCGCCATCTTAGCGTGAGAGGCGACGAGGTGACCGAGGGCGGACTCTTCGGCGTCGAGGATGGTCTTGCCGACGTTGGCGGTGGCGAAGGCGGCCCACTGCTCCTTACCGTCCTTAGTCCGGCGATCCACGTCCGGGGCGGTCGCGTAGAGGTCGTTAAGGGTGTGCGGCTCCAGGATGGCGGAGTGGACGAACGTCCCGAAGCGGAGAGCCTTGGTCTCTTCCTGGGGCGTGTTGATGTAGGCCTGATAGTGGGCCGGGCTGACGAGCAGCTTCTTGGCGGCGGACTGGTTCAGCGCCGGGAAGGCGCGGTATTCTTGGCGGTCGTGGATCTGTGGCATGGTGGGTTGGGTTTTGGTGGGAAAGGTCAGAGGGCCGCGTCGTCTTCGTTCGGGTCGTGCTCTTCGACGTGCGCCGAAAGGAGGTTGCACAGGTCGAGGGCGTTGTCGGCGGCTAGGGCGACGCGGTCGAGCTGATTGCGCAGGACGCGCTCGTGGGCGATGACCGCCTTGATGCGATCATAGACGGGCTTGATGTGGTAGGCCTCCTCGATGTTCTCAGCGTCGAGCCTTTCGAGTTCGGCTGCGGCCGCGTCGATAGCGGTCTGGAGGTTCTGGAGGTCGTCACAGTAGACGCGGGGAGCGTCTTCTGCGGTCGGGCGGAGGGCGGCGACTTCGCCGGCTAACTGACTGAGGATGTTCCTCAGGTATTCGCGGTTCGTCATTTGGTGAAGGTAAGTTCTTTGACCTCCCCGGTCGGAGCGAGCGTAAAGAATCGGACGTTTGACCGGGCGAGAGAAGGGTAGGTCTTTCGCTTCCAGGCGTTGAGGTCTGTCATGAAGTCGGCGGACTTGCGGGCGGTCATCTCGACGTAGGGGTAGCCGTCCAGGAGGAGCAGAAGGGCGAACTGGCGGGGCACGGTCTTCGCGATCGTGGCGATGCCCTTGGGGACATCAGCCATGGTTCCGGGCCTCCTGCCATTCCTCGATTGCCTCGATGAGCTCGTCGGCGTGGATGCGCTGCGCGTGGCGGACGCAGTACCAGAGGGCGTCGCCGGCCTCGCGCATACCCTCAAGGCGCTCTTCGAGCTGACGGATCCGGGCGTCCTTGGCCGCGAGGAGGTTCTGGCCGTGCATGGCCCCCATGGCGGCGGAGATGGGGTCGAAGGGATTGAAGTCTTTAGGGTCGCTCATCGGGTGAGGGGGCGGGGGGTGGCAGGGGTGACGGGGGAAATGACCGCAGAGCGGACGCCAGAGGCCAAGGAACCATCGTCGTCAAGGTCGACCGAGATGCCGCATGCGGTGCTGATGGACATCCGTCGAGCATAGGTCACCAGTCCGCCGATCTGCTGGGCGGTCAGGCCTTCGGACTTCATGAGAATCGTGCCGAAGTCGAAGCGTTCGCCGGACGCGTGGAGGAAGGCGGTCGAGACGCCGACCTTGCCGTCCTGGCTGACTAGCGTCTGGATCAGGGCGAGGTCGTGGTCGAGAAGGACAGGCTTCACGGCGTCGAGCAGCGCGTCGAGGGACACGTACTTGGCGGTGAAGTTGGCCTTCACGATCTTGTTGGCCTTCACGTTGTCGAGGGCCGCGAGGGCGGCGACGAGCGAGGCGGTGGCGGTGGGTTGGGTCTTGGGCGTGGTGCTCATGAGAAAGAGTTATTTGTTGCCGACGGTGGCCGGGTCAGCGCCTTCGATGATGGCCTTGATGGCGTCGAGCGTGAATTGGCGGGTGCGGCCGTCGATGCGGAGGTTGTAGTTGTCGCCGGAGGGGCGGACGGTGGGCGTCAGGAGGCGGGCGACCTTGTTATCAGGGAGCAGGATATACTGCGTGCCAGGGATGAGGCGGATTTCGGTCGTCGGTTTAAGGGTGTTCTTTTTCATAATGGGAAAGGTTCCAAAAGGGAGGGTTAGGTCGAGTTATGGAAACTCAGTTGATGACGCCGCGGATGGCGGAGTCGTAGATCAGGAGGGCGTCGGCGTTATAGTCGAAGACATCGGTCTGCGGGAAGAGCTCTTTTGCCCGGGCCTTGAGGTGACGTTTCCAGCCGGAGCCGTGGTCGGACTTCTTGCCGACCGGGTGCGTCTTCTGCCAAGCCTTGGGGTGGATACGGCGGACTTGCCAGCCCATCGCGACGGACGCGCCGTAGATGACGCCGACGTTGAATTGCAGCTTGGCGATAGATGCGCCGGGAATCTTCGGGCCGTAGCCGGCGACGCTCGGTGTCTCCAGGTAGAGGGCGACCGACTTCGTTTTGCAGGAGAGCTCGGCCATCAGCTCGCAGATTTCGACGTCGCTAGCGGGCATCTTGCGGGTCTCGATGCCGATACCGTCGACCGACCAGACGAAAGCGCCGTTTGCGCCGGGGTCGACCGCGATAATCATATGAGCCATGCCGAAACTTTCAACGGGTCAAAACCTTTTGCGAGCGGAATAAATTAGCCACGCGGACGGCGTAGTCGTTCGGCTGCCAACCGAGGTTCTGAGCGCCGGTGAAGCCGCGGTTCCAAGCAAGGGCGAGTTGTTCGGGGGTCGGGTTGGCGATGCCGATCCGGGCGAAGCGGTCGCGGAGCGTGCGGAGGTGGGCGGCCGCGATCATGTCCTGAGCGGTTGCGTCGCGCCACTTCGACCAGGGGAAGCGATAGTGGCCTTCGGCCTTGAGACGCTCTTCGGCGTCCTTCCATGCGTCACGGCCGACCTGATACATGCCCCGCTCGCCGGCCTTGCCGATTGCGCGGCGGTTGTGGCCGCTCTCGACTTGGGCGACGGCCTCCAGAAAGGCGGCGTCCGACTTAGCCTGGGCGGAGAGGCCGAGCAGCAGGAGAGCGACGACGCTGAATCGCTGGTTTAGGTTCATACGCGTCGGGGGGTGACGGAGCCGGAGACGGTGAAGCCGTCGGGCAGGGTGTAGGAGTAGGTCAGGCCGACCCATCCGCCGGCGGCGACGAAGGGTTCAAGGTAGATCGCTTGAGCGCCGTCTTCCGACAGGGCCTCATGGTAATGCCGGATGAGTTTAGGCATCCGCGGGGAGGCGATTGCGGCCTTCGCGCTCATTATGTCGCCCGTCAGGACTCGCTCATTGACCTCATACAGTTCTGAGAGCAACGCCGTCATGCCGTCCAGGTGCTGGAAGGCGCTCACGACTGGCCTCCCTTCTTGCGCAGCTCGTCGAGGTCTTCGAGCGTGCGGATCCAGCGGGCGTGGTCGGTCTTCGACTCGATCTGCCAGTAACGCACGATCTCCTTGAGGCGCTCAATCTCGCGCTCCTGGTCGGCGATGATGTCCTTACGCATCTCCAGCACCTCGTCCTGCCTGTCGCACAGGGCGCGGAGAGCGTTCGCGGCGGTGTGCAGCGTCCGGGCGTAGCTCCAGGGGAAGAGCCACCAGAGGCGGGGCTTGTCGTGGGGTCGGATGATGGTCATGGGGTCGTAGGGTTTGTGGGATGGGCAGGGCATTAACGGTAGGACTGGAACTTGAGGGTCGAGATATCGCGGTCGGCGTACTTCTTCTTCAGGTGGCCGTTGTTAGCAAGCCAGCGGTAGACCACGCAAGCGACCATGCCGAGCGTCTCGGCCGTCTTGCGGCAGTTGTAGCCGGTGGCCTTGTAGACCGGCAGGATCTTCGCCGGCCAGTCGGTCGTGTCGTGCTTGAACACGGTGCGGCCGTTGTGATTGTGCACGCGGTGGCCGAGAATCTTCAGCCACTGGCGGATGCAGGAGACGGTGACGCCCAGTCGAGCGGCCATGTCTTCGGCTCCGAGGCGTTCCTTCTCGTCGAGCTGCGGGAGTTGAGCGCGGAAGGCGAGGATGCGGTCGAACTTCAGTTTGCTCATGGCCACGCCGTTGAGGGTGTGGTTCGCCTTGAGGCCGCGGGGGGCGTTGTGGTGTCCTTTAGGCATGGTCTTAGGCTTTGGTCTTGTAAGGGCCGCGGCGCTTGAGGTTCGTCCAGTGCATGTCGGTCAGTTCGACCCACGTGCGGATCTTGCCGACCGAGACGCCCAGGGCGAAAGCGGCGTCGGCCTGAGACTTGCCGGCGATGTTGAGGGCGTTGAGCTGCGGGAAGACGCTGGCGAGGCGTCGGGCGGCGTGGGGGAGTACCGGGCGGGAGAGGCGGAGAGGCCTTTCGCCGATCAGCACGGTGTCGGTGGGTTCTTGGTTCATGGTGTGGGTGGAAATTAGCGGGTGCGGCGGTGGGTGACCTTGGCCTTGACTGGCTCAGGGCCGTTGATGGCGCGGTAGAGTTCCGGGCCGAAGAAGGTGACGGCGATGACCCAGCCGAAGACGACCAGGGCGGAGAGGGTGACGAGGGCTTTCATGTGCGTGGGTTGGGTTGGATTAGATGAAAAGGAAGCGGCTGTAGCGGTTGACGTAGGTCTTCATGATGATTTCGGCACACTCTTCCTTGGACTTACGCTCGGCGATCTGAAGCATGCTGCGACCGGGCACGCGGCCACGGGGCTGGTAGATGGCGCAGAACATGCCCTCGTGGTGATCGGACTTGAAGACGAATCCGGCGGTCTTGCCTTCGGCGGTCTTGACGATGGAACAATCCCAGGACTCGTAGTTCTTGACCGGGGACAGGGTGTATTCGGTGGTGCTCATGTTTTTGGTGGTGCTCGACCATCCTCATGTCCCGAATGCAGTCCGTCAAACCTTTTAAGTCAAAAGTTTCAACAGGCAGAAAAAGACCACCCCAGAGAAAGCATCGTAGAGAGGCCGGGGTGGTTTACTGGGGTCTAATATGCCCCTTAGGTCGCCCCCGTCAAGGGGTCTTAAAGGCCTCTCCGTGCCCTTCCTAGGCGTTTTGACGGCGGGAACGCACAAAGACCGCCACCCCTACCCCTAGACACCCCACGGCCAAGGCCCAGCCAAGGTCGCGGACGGACTTCAGGGCCAGCGTCGCGGCGCTCATGTTCTGTTCGAGGTCTTTCGAGTCCGACTTCAGCCCCGAATCGGTGACGATCATGACCAGGGCGTCGGTAGACTGCAACTGGTCGAGGACGTAGCCGGCGATGTAGGCCGATGCGAAGGCCGTCAGCCCCGCGAAGGCCGTAAGGAGACAGACCGCAAGCAGAAGATTAGCGCTTCCGCTTTCCCTTGGCTTTGTTTTTGGCATTCGGTTTGACCCCTTTCTCGATTGCACCGACTTCCCGCTCGGCCCGGGCTTTGATGGCCCTCATGAGATAGTCTAGACATTCCGGCGCTGCGTAACCCGAGGCCCCGACGACGGCCATTTTTAGACCAGGGGAGGCGATATGATCCTGAACGCCGTAGCCGACTAGCGCCGCGGTGATGGCCGCAGCTCCGACGCGACGAGCGACCCAACCGAAGGACACCGGCTCAGTCGAGAGGAGCAAACGGGCGACCATGGCAAGGCCTCCGAGCACGCCGGCCACGACTCCGTCTTTCACTTGCGGGGGAATAGACTCGGGGTCGATGGGCGAGCTCACGAAATGCGGGGAGGCTTGGCGTTAGGGTCGAGCAGGACGCGGCGGTAGTTCTGAGACCAGAGCACGCGGCAGATCATCTTGCCCGTGCGGTCGACTTCGGACTCCGACATGCCCGGATGGGCGAGGTGCGTGACCTCATGAATCAGGACTTCGAGCATTCGCTTTGCTCCGAGGCGGGGGTCGACCTCCAGCTTGTTCTCGCCGATGAAGGCCTGACCCCAGGCACGCTCGCGGCCGAGACGGCGGTGCACGACCTTGACGGCCGGCTTACTCTTTCGGCGCTTCGACATCGTCGTGCGGAGATTGGGCTGGGTTAATCTCCGCAGATTTGCGGGGATTAGCGTTCACGGCGTCGCGGATTTTATCCCAGAGCCACCATAGGCAAAGCCCCGAGGCGACGGCGGCCGTGCCGATCGCGACCCACATGAAGGCCGGGGAGTCGTAGATGAACGGGACGGAGCCGGCGAGCGCAGCGCAAGCGAGGAGAGGGACGCCCAGGCGAGGCCCGAGTAGGGTGGTCGTCAGGGCTCCGCAAGCGAACAGCCCAGCACCGAGGAGCGTCCAGACGTTATTACTGGCTTCCTTCTTAACGCGGACGACCTCCTGCGTTAATTCCTCGATACGCTTGTCCCGGGCGAGGAGGGCGGCCTTGCTCGCGGCGACTTGGGCTTCGAGGGTAGTCCAGGCTTGCTCGGCGGCCTTCTGCTTCTCGGCGGCCTTGGCTCGCTGTTTCTCGTAGTCGGCTGGGGTGGCCTTCTCCGATCTTTGGCGAGCGTAGGCGAGGTCGCCTTCGGTTGGCTTCGGCAGGAAGGACGAGGCGACGGACAATTCCTCTTCGACGACGGAGGGCTTCCCTGCGGTGTTCGCTTCCCGGGCGATGGTCACGGCGGCGGCCACGCGGGAGTCGATGACGTCGAGGGTCGAACCTACGGCGGAGAGGTCGGGAGCCTTTGGGGCGGGGACGGCCTCGGGTAGGGCGTCGGGCTTCTTAGGGCCGAACAGGCTGCACCCGGTCAGGGCCAAGGCGGCGATGACCAGGAGCAGGCGCACGGCTTACTTGCCCTTGAGGGCGTCGAGGATGGACTTGCCCTTGGCTTCGAGCTCGGAGGCCTTGGCGGCGTGCTTGCGGAAGACGAGAGCACCGGCGACGAAGCCGACGAGGAGGGCGAGGAGGTGGGTGATCATTTGAGGATGTCGGGTTTGAAGTCTTTGAGGACGGCCACGTCGTCGGGAAGCGTGACCTTGGTGACGTCGCGGAGGGCTTGCTTCTCGGCCACGATGCGGGACTGCTCGGCGGTGTCGCCTTGCTCCAGCGCACGGACGAAGGCCACGTCGAGGGCGGCTAGTTTAGGCACACGCTCTGCCCGGAACTGGTCGAGCTTGATGGCCTTGGCTTTGTCGATGTTGATGCGGATGCTCATTCTGCGGAGAACTCCCAGGCGTTGCGGAAGGTGCGGTCGGTGGGGATGTCGGAGGCGTCGACAATGCGGAAGGGGACGCCAGCGGGGACGTCCTTTGCGGCGATCTGCTCGGCGGTCAGTCCGCAGTCGGGGGCGGGGATGATGATGGCGACACCGCCTTCTGGGGTCGGGTAGATGATGCGGGGGTTGTTCATCGGATGATGGCGACGTTGCAATACACAGGGTCGATGCGTAGGTTCACGTTGGCAGCGTAAGGAGTGGTGAAGCGTGCGGTGGTCGTGGTCGGGGCTTCGTAGTAAGGGCTGGTAGATTTGCCGAATGAAGAGACAAATGCAAAGCCGGTGATTCCAGAGTCGATGGAACAGTTGCCAACCATCGTGAAGTTAGCATCGGCAAGGGCTGTGGTCATGTTCACGGTGTAGTCGCCGACGCCGTTGTCTGTGATGCTCGAGACATTTAACGAAGCGCGAATAGAGGGCGTGCCTCCGCCGTTGAAATTCACCCAAGCCTTGACGTTGTTGCTAGGGATGGCGGCTGTGACGAAAGCCGTCGTCGCAATCTGAGTCGTGTTCGTTCCAGGCGTAGCGGTCGGGGCGGTCGGCGTTCCAGACAGGGCAGGGCTGGCCAAGGGGGCGGCCCCAGACACATCAGCGACGGCCAGCGTGATCGCACCAGTCCGACCAGCGACGGAGACCACAGGCGCCGTGGTCAGGTATCCGGCAGGGTTGGACGACAGCGGATAGTAAAGACCGTTGGCGACAGTGGTAGTCGAGTAGTCAGCGGCGGCCGCCGTGGCCATCGTGCCAAGCCCGGAGATGTCCGTATTCGCCAGCGTGATAGCACCCGTGCGGCCAGCGACAGAGGTGACCGGGGCGGAGGTGAGGAAGCCCGATGGGTTACCCGTCAGAGGGTAGTAGGTCGTCGCGGCGGCGGCGGTCGTCAGGTAAGACGACATTCCGCTGATTGTCTGGTAGGTAGACGCGGCGGTGGCCGTGCTTAACTTTGCGTCGAGGGCGGACTGAAGGTCGGTCTGCGAGCTGAGGGTGCCGGTGATGCTACCCCAGACAGCCCCAGACCCAGCGTTAGCCAGGACGAAGGCCGTCGTCGCGATCTGCGTGGTGTTCGTGCCAGGCGTAGCGGTCGGCGCGGTCGGGGTTCCCGTCAGGGCGGGGCTTGCGAGGTTGGCCTTCAGGTTGTCAGCCGTGGTGACGAAGGCCGTGGTGGCAAGTTTGAGGGACGAGTCGCCAGCAGTCTGGGTGACGCCGTTGGTCGTTCCCTGGAGCGTGGTCGTCGAAGTGCCGGTGGTCGAACCGATGGCGATATTCGTGGTCGAGCCAGCGACGCCAGAGGTGCCGATATTGACTGACTTCGTGGAGCCAGAGATGGTCGCGCCTGCGCCGAGGCTGATGGTCGAAGCGGCGGTCGAGTTGCCGATGTTCTGGGTCACGCCCGTGGTCGTCAGCGAGCCGTTGACCGTGACGCTGACACCAGCGCCAGCGACGGACGAGCCGACGGTGACGTTGGTCGTCGAGCCGGACACGCCAGCCGTGCCGATGTTCAGCGTCTTAGTAGCACCAGAGATAGTCGCACCCGTGCCGACGTTAATCGTGCCAGCGGCGGTCGCGTTGCCTAGGGTCTGGTTAGCGCCGGAGAAGGTCTTCGCGCCGTTGATGGTCTGCGTGCCGTCCAGGTCAACGTACTGCTTCGTGCTGCCGTTCTGGCGCATGAACAGGCCAGAGGTCGTCGTCCAGATGTCGCCGTTGACCGGGGTGGTCGGGGCTACGCCGTGCGCGACGTTGAAGCCCGCGTTGGCCGTGGTCGAAGGGATGGTGCTGACCTTTCCGTTCTGGTCGATGGCGACGAAGTTAGTATCCGAAGCCTGGTCGTGCAGGGTCAGGATGTTGCCCGTGCCAGACTGTTCGATGAAGAGCGCCGCGCCTGTCGAGTTCGACGTGATCGTGACGTTGCCCGTCAGGGCGGGGCTGGCGAGGGGGGCGTAGGCCGACATCCCTGAGATGGTCTGGTAGGTCGAAGCCGCCGTGGCAGGGCTAATGCCCGCAGTGGTCTGAGTCGTAGCATCAAAGAACGTGACGCCAAGAGAAGATAGGTTGACCGAGCCGGTAAAGGTCGCACCCGTCAAGGCGGCATAAGTGAATGACGCGGTCGACGCAGGAAGGTATCCTTGAGAAGTAACCCAAGATTGAGTAGCAAGGCCGAGCGCGCTAAAGGTCTTGTTCTTCCAGAGGTCGGTCGAGGACTCGTAAGCCAGAAGGTCGTTGTTGGCGAGCGTGCCGATTGCCACGTCGTGCAGCTCGTTGAGCTCGTAGCCGTTCTGAACCGCGACGAGGATAGTCCCGAGTGTCGGGTGCGAACGGATGACGATGCCGACGTAGACGAGGTGAAGCGGGGCGGAAGGCTTGGTGGTCGTCCAAGAGCCAGCCACCGTCGGGGACAGATACAGCTGCACGCCTTCGGTCAGGGCGGACGTGTCGATGTTCTCGAGTTCGCCGCGGATGATGACGTAGCCCGTGCCGTTGTTGGCGATGGCCGTCTTGACGAAGCCGATGGTCTGGGCGGAGTTCGCGTCGTTGTTAGCCTGGGCCAGCGTGATCAGGGGCTTGTTGCCCGTGGCGCCGGAGATGTAGACGATGGAGCCAGCCGCGATCGTCGAGCCGGTCTGGTTGCGGACTTCGACCTCGAGGTTTCGGGCGACTGCCGTGCCGCCAGCAAGGGCGGACTGCACGAAGGCGGTCGTCGCGAGGGAGGTGTCGTTATCGCCGAAGGTCGCCGTCGGGGCGGTCGGGTTACCCGTGAAGGCCGGGGAGGCGAGCGGGGCGTAAGCCGACAGGTCAATCGACAGGTTGCCGGTCGTGACCGACAGGGGCGAAGAGACGCTGGTGATGTAGGACGCTGGAACCGAGACCACATCCCAAGCGCCGTTCTTGCGGGCATACTGCGAGCCGTCCGAGGGGGCGTCATTGACGAGAGCCAGGGAGCCGAGGCCGAGGTTCGTGCGAGCGCTAGAGGCAGAAGTCAGGTCGCTAAGGTTCGATGCCTTGACGAGGTAGGCCGTCAGTTGGGCGGTGGTGAAGGCCGTGGTCTGGACCGACGCGTCAGGGAAGACAATGCCCTGAGAAGGCTGGATCGTGAACTGTCCCGACCCCTGCTGGTTGATGGTCAGGGAGGTGGCGCCGAGGTTCGAGACGCTGGTGCCAGAGCCGGGGACATTGACGCCCGCAAAGGTCGGCGTGCTAAGGGAGCCGAGTCCGAGGTTGTCGCGGGCCGTGGCGAAGTTGGTCAGGCTGCCGAGGTTGTCCGCCTTGGTCAGGTAGGTCGACATCCCCGCCAGAGTCTGGTAGGTCGAGGCCGCCGTGGCGGAGGTAAGGTAGGGCGTCAGCGCCGAAGCCGTGAGGAAGCCAGAAGGGTTACCCGTCAGGGGATAGAAGCCAGCGGTCACCCAAGACTCGGTAGCCAAGCCCGTCAGGTTGACCGTCACCCAGTCGGTCGCGTAATCGACGCCCGAGGTCTTCTGGAGGAACTGACCAGAGGTGCCGCCAGCAGGCAGGCCGATACCCGCAGGGCCAGCAGGGCCGGGAACCCCGACGCTGCCCGTCAGGGTGCCCGTGATGATGCCCGTGACCGTGCCGGTGATGGTCGACTGGTCCGCGGCGAACGTGCCGGTGATGGTCCCGAAGGTCGAGGCCGTGGACGTGATGATCGCGTCGGGCATGGCTTAGACCGTGACGGAGTCGATGACGTTGACGCGGAAGATTTCGGAGCGGCTGATGCTCGAGCCGGAGAAGGCGAACTTGATGTCCCAGCGACCGACCCCGATGGCCCAGTCCGCCGTCGAGCCGGTATAGGCCACCGTGAAGGACAATCCGTCGCCAGCCTTGGTGATGGTCATCGCGTATTGGTTGAACTGCTTGTCCTCGAAGGTCGAGGTGATCGTGGTCGTGAGCAGGTTAGCCGGACCCGAGGCGCCAGGAGTCCACGAGAATACGCAGGCGAAGGTGTTGCCCCTCGAGACGGTTACTTGATTTGGGCAGCTCATCGGGTCTTAAACTTGCCCCGATTGGAAGGGGGCTCAGAATGCCAAGGTAACCGAGGTAACGTCGCCTTGAGCCGTTGTCCCAATGGCTTGTCCTTCAGGGTCTGAGCCGTCAAAGGCGTCAGCTGCGACCGTGACCGTTACCGATGCCCCGACATAGACTGCCCCGAGAAGGATTTCAGACTCATAATCCTTATCAAATCCAGTTCCGACGCCCGGGATGACATCTAGCGATCCGAAGAAAAAACGCTCCTGCCCGGAGGAGTCAAAGTAATCGTTGTAACCAGGAGCCGCAAAAGGAGTCCCGCGGAAAAGGCGACCTTGGGAGTCGACTGCGCGAATAGCGGCGGACGGCCCGAATTTGTAATAGTCGTAAGCGTGGGTAGAGTTGCTCCAAGTGAATCCGCCCGATGTATGTTGCGCAGCATAGACTGGCGATCGTACCTGACCCCAAGTAAAAACCGTGCTGGAGAAAACCTGCGTACCTCCGACCGTTATGTAGTCCTTGGTCAGCGGAGGCAGAGGCATTAGACTCGGGCGAAGAAGTACTTCGCGGTAGATGTGCCGACCTTGATGCGGTCAGACCACTGGGAGCCGCAAGTCAGCTGCGTGATTGTAATCGGCTTAGGGGGCGTGGCAGAAGGGTCTTGATAAGCGACCGCCAGAAGGAAAAAGGACGAGTCGTCCGTAGCCGCCTGCTGCACGCTGTTGGAGATGATGCGCGGATAGAGGATGTCCGTCTGATCGGTGACCGGGTAGAGCGTAGGCGGCGTCGAGTAGTCGGCCGAGACTTTGAGGTAGATATACGAATAACCGGTGAGCGTGTCGAAGTTGAAGGTCGTCGTCGGGGTCGGGCTGTAGTCCAGGCGCTTGGTAGGGTCTGGTGAAATGCCGATCTGCGGAATGACCGAGTTGACCATTCCGGGTGTGCAGCTGAACTTGTACGTCGTGCTTTCGCTTCTATCGACGATGGTAAAAGGACATGGGCTAGACGCATCCCCATCCCGACTAGGGAACGGATCAGACGTGTCCAGGGTGAAGCCCTTTGAGGACGAGTCGAAGGTGTAGCCGACTCCGGGTTGAATCTTCATCAGGCGGGTGCGTAGACCGAAGCATTGTAGCCCTCGCGGTTGAAGCGCAGTTCGTACTGCACCTTGTAAAGCAGGCCGAAGTCTTCGAAGGATACCTGGGCAAGGAGCAGTTGGTTCTTTCCGCCGATTGTGAAGGTGCTGCCCATATAGTCAGGGACTAGTTGTTTTGAAGATACGAACGTACCGTTACCCGAAGTCTTTCCGACGGCGTTACGGTGGTTATTCACCATGGTCTGACTTGTCGTGTAAAAGACACCAGAGATTGAGCACTGCGGGGCAAGGTAATTGGTCTTGCCGTAGAAGTCCTTGAACTTTGCCTTTTTAAAACCTAGGAATTTGCGACCAGTCTCAGCCTCAAAGGTAGCTCCGTTGTTACCTTCGTATTCAGGAGGATTAGTTCCAGAGACAGCAGCGTACTTGGGAACGTCAATCGTTCCGCCCGTGCCGACGCCGGCGATGGGCGTGCCAGTGAATCCTCCAGCGCCGTACAATTCAGCCCAGTTGGGGTGGGTAGTGATGTGCTCAGAGGTCAGGCCCTGCGAGCCGGTGATCTGTGGTTCGGTAGATACGGATCCACCCGCTGGGTCGATGCCTACATAGTCAACAGTATAGGTCGCAACGCCGAGGGCGTCAAAGGTGACGCTGAAGCGGTGGGCCTTGCAGTAGGAGTAAGCGCCTACCGGGCAGGCGGAGCCTCGGTTGATCGTGCTGCCGACGGACGCCGTGCGGTCTGCCTTGAAGACGCAGGTGCCGGTGGTCAGACCGTAGCCGTCCTCTTGGAACTTCGCCCCTGGCTGAAGGACGACAGCCGCTAGTGTGTTGCCTTGGTCGACGCGTGCCATGGTTTATTTGGATTCGGGAGTTTTGGTAAAGTCGGTCTGCACCCCGCCAGCAGGGTTGGCGATCTTCTCAAGCAGGGCGGTCTGCTTCTGCTGCTCTTCGAGCTGGGCGTTCATGGCCTCCATGACCGGGTTAGGTCCGACGCCGATCACGTTGCCGAAGCCTTCGGGGCCTTTGAAGTCCTTCGCAGTTGTTGGTTTAATGCCTGCTTCAGGGTTTTTCCTAGCGTCCTCTGCGATAAGTTTCTGAACCCTTTCCTGCATAGCCTTGTCTTCAGAGGCATAGCCAGGTCCGTACTTATTGGTGCCAAGTTTCCGCTGTTCTTCTGCAAACTCAAAAAGCATTTTTCGGCCACGAGGATCGGTTGTTAAGAAGCTTTTTGTAACGTCCTCTCGGCTGGTCTTTGCTTCCTCGACGGTTTCTTTGGCCTTCTTTTCGTTGTTCCTTTTGTTGGCGTAATACCTGTCCTCGGCGGACATCAGCTCGTTGGTTCCGTCAATGGCTGCCTGATTGGCATCATCATGCTTCTTTCGATTATCATCAATAAGTTTCCCGATGTAGTTAATAGCTAATCCCAGCAGCGCCATCGGTCCAAGGAAGGACAGAAACACGTCCTTGAACGCCGTGCTGAACTTCTTCTGGATGTCCTCGACCTGTTTGCCAAAGGACACGGTGGCGGACTTGGCCTTGTCCATGGCCTGCGGGACGTCGGAGGTCGTCTTGATGTTGACTGTCAGGTCTTGGGCCATGTCAGGGGGTGCTTTCCTTTGCAGGATTGG